CAACGTGATGCTGTTCAAAGAAATGCCCAAGTACAGTATGAAGAAGCTGTACGTAAGGCACAAGAAGAAAACGCTGGTTCATCAAAAGAAGCTGTTGAAAAACGTACTAAAGTAATCAACGAAGCCAAAAAACAACGTGACAATGTTAAGAAACATGCACAAGAAGAGATGGATGGAGTTGTTAACCATGCCATTAACGAAAAGAATCAATCAATTGGTAACGCTGATACGAAAAGAGACCAAACGACAAAACAAGCAGAACGCCAAAAAAATGCTGTTGATAATGCCGCGAGAGAGCAACATAGAGGTGTTGTAACTCATTCTGTTAATGAAGCAAACCAATCCTTGAAAGCACAACATAAACAAGGTAAAGGCACTGCAAGTATTTGGAGTGGTATTGCAGACTTCTTTAATGGAATCGGTAAATGGTTTGGTATGAGTAAAGTTTCAGTCGGGCCATCTAATCTACCATATTCACAGGTTACAATGCCCGCGATTGCTACTGGTGGTGTTTCTGCTGGCGGCAGAGCGTTAGTCGGTGAAGCTGGGGTCGAAGCAAAATACTCTCCTTATTCTGGCAAGATTGATTTCTTAGGTCTTAATGGTGCGGAAGTTGTTAATCTTAAAGCTGGAGAACACATCCTCAATGCCAATGACACTGCTAAACTTTTCAATGGTGGTTTAGGAACCACAATGAAAGGTTATGCTAGCGGTACTACTGGTATTTCTGGATTCTTATCTAAGATGATGGATAGTGCTAGTGATATTTGGGACAAGGTTTCAGAAGGTGCTGAAAAGGCAATGGAGAAATTAACAAACCCCGTTAAAACTCTGAAAAATATTGCTTCAAGTGCTTTCGGTAATAATGTTCCTCATGCTGGTTCTATTCCTAAAGATTTAACTTCTGGTATGACTGATAAGGTTGTTGATTCAGTTGCAGATGCACTTAATAAGATTAAGAAAGCATTTGACGATAATGGTTCCGCAGGTTCTCCCGCGGGTTCAGGAGTACAGCGTTGGAAGCCTTATGTTAAAAAATCATTGAAAAAGAATGGTTTGCCAACATCTGGTAAAATGGTTAATGCTTGGTTGAGTCAGATTCAAACTGAATCAGGTGGTAATGAAAAGGCTGTACAAGGTGGATACACAGATGTTAATACTCTTAGTGGTGACTTAGCTAAGGGATTATTACAAACCATCTCTGCCACGTTTAATGCTTATAAGCACAAAGGTCATAATAATATTTTCAATGGTTATGATAATATGTTAGCCGCTATGAACTATGCCAAGCATAGATATGGTAGTGACATGTTAGGCGTAATTGGACATGGGCATGGATATGCTAATGGTGGTATTGTTAATAAACATGGTCTTTACGAAGTTGCTGAACAAAATAAGGCAGAAGCCATTATTCCTCTTGATGCAATGAGACGAACTCGTGGTTGGGAACTTCTGTTTAATGTTATGAGCGAGTTCGCTGGTGATGGTATCGGTGACTTAGGTACAAATAAACGTGGTGGACAAAGCAATGAAGTCCAAGAACTACGTCAACAAGTATCAGATTTGACTAATAAAATGGATATTTTAATAGACGCTATGACATCACAAGTTCAACAAATTAATGTAAGTGTTGAAGCTGATAAGAGAGCAATCTTCCAAGGTTCTGCACGATATATTAATCAGGAATTAAATAGCAACAAAACGATGGAAATGCGTTTAGCTGGTAAAAAAAGATAGTTTAATTACTTGACATAGTACCACATTTGTGGTACTATATACATATAGATTAAATTGGAGGTATTTTAATGACGAATAGAATGACTGTCATGTTTAATGAAGAAGAATTATCAAAATATCTATACGTGACAGATGGTCTAAATAGGGGAATTATTGGTGATAGAACTAATACAACTGTTAAAGTTGGACGCTCTAATGGAGAACATTTTTTAGATACTACATTAGGAATGCGTAAAATTGTAGTGCCTTTTTATATGGATAAAAACGATAAAAAAGCCATTGAAGAAATTGTTAGAATATTAAACGTTGATGAACCAAAGAGATTGATTTTTGGTGATGAGCCTGATTGGTATTATAATGCAATTCCAGATGGTGAAATTTCTTTTACCCAACTTGAAAAAGAGGGTAGTGGAACAATCACATTTGTTGCACCAGATATGTATAAATATTCAACTACAACGAAGACCTTTAACAACAAAACTGGTAATAAAAATGAAATTTTATTTGATAATAATTCCAACGCTACTGCACTCATCAATGTAGAAGTTAAAGCAAAAGGTGATAATGGATTTGTTGGACTTGCTATGAATGGAAATGTTGTTCAAGTAGGTAAACCAACACAGGTTGATGGGGAAATCTTTGATGATGCAGAAGTATTAATTCATGGTGACCCACAACTAGAACCTAATAAAGATGGGGAAATAAATAAAGTTGGTTTTGAAACCGTTCCAAATGCTTACCAATGGTTACCGCGTAAACAAGGTAAAATGAGTCTCCACTATTATGAAAATGAAGGAACTTTAGACCCTCATTTACAGGTTGATGATTTTGGAACAAGACCAGAGGTAAGATGGCCTGTCGAATGTACAGTAACTTATAAATTACCTACTGATAAGACAACAAATACAGAAGGTGCTAAAGGTTTTACGTTTAGATGGCACTTAGACTTTAATGATGCTCCTAATCCAAGTAGTTCTGGACAAATTGTTGCAACTGTTCACCACAAAGATGGTAAGGCTTTATGCTCAATGTTACTTCAAGATTTATATGTTGGAAAATTGGATTATCTAATTGAAGGACATGTAAATGGTAAAAAAGTATACTCATATGCACCAGATGTATTTAAATATACCAATGTTGGTAATCATATGGCTATTATCAAAATGGGAAGTAAATTTACATTTAAAGATAGCTGGAATTCGCACACTGTTGATATTGCTGGAACTGAAAATGAAGAAGGATTCTATGTATCGTTTTCATTTTTGAAGTGGTTCCCATATGAAACACCATATGTGTATGGTATTTTTTCATGGAATTTCCAAGAAAATTATGTTCAATTATGGCATGATAATCCAAACTATTTCATGAAAGGTGACGTTTTAACAGTTAATAGTGAAAAGAATGAAGTTCTTATTAACGGACGTAAGGATTGGGATAATACGGATATTGGCTCAAAACCATTGATTGCTGAAATTGGTAAGAATGCTTTGGGAATTGTTGTATCTGATTGGATTGATGAAGCCCATTTCCCAGATGTAACAATATATTTCCAAGAAAGGAAAATTTAATATATGAAATGGTATATTATTAGTAGAGATATGCACGTATTAGCCGCACCCTCTACGGACGCTCCTAAATCACTTCCAATCTACAATGATAAACAAACAATACAAATAAATAATAATACAGTTGTGTCAACATATGAATTTACGATTGACCAACAACATGAGGATGCTCAATATCTTCAACTAGGTAATTATATCGCATTTGTTGATAAATATCAAGATATGAAATTATATACCATGATGTCCCATGCGGGTGACGAAATAACACAAACTTGGACATGTGAAGATATTGGTATGGATTTAATAAATGAAACCGCCGATGACTTAAAGAAACCAGCAGAAGCACATCCTATTGCATGGTATCTAGAAAATTATGTTATAAAAGACAGTGGTTGGAGTATTAGAATTAATGAAATATCAAACCTTACTCGGACATTGGAGTTTACTGGTCAATCAGATTCACAATTAACTCGTTTAGGTGATATTGCTAATCAATTTGATGGTGCCGAGGTCAAATTCACAATTACCATGTCAGGTAGTGCTGTTACTAGTCAAAATATAGACATCTATAAGAAGATTGGTAACTCTGAAATTACTGATAGATATATTAATGATGTTGATTTAAAATCATTGAGTCATAGTGGCACCATCGAAAACATTTGTACTTCAATGATTGGATATGGTTCTTCACCAGAAAATACTGGCGAAGGAACAGAAGAATTACCACCGATTACTATTGAATCAGTTAAATATGATGATGGTAGATATTATTCACCTGTCGGACATAAGGAATTATATGATAGACAGGGTAAGTTAAATTGGTCACGATTTCGTGGTTTTAGTGACCCCAATGAAGGGGAATTTGATGGATATATTTCTGGTATCTTTACCTATGATACCACAGACCCTAATGAGTTATTAAACAGAATGCTCACAGAGTTAAAATCAAGAAGTGACCCTCAAGAAACCTATGAAGCAGACCTATTAGAAATTAATGCAGATATTGGTGATTATGTACAGATTGCTCACAATCGCTATAACCCTCCAATCTATCTAAAAGCACGTATTGAAGAAGTGGATAATTGTTATACAATAGAAGGCTCTGATACTGGTATTCTTGGTGATTATACAAGGTTAAAATCACAAATAGACCCCCGTGTTCAAAATATGTTAGATGCTCTTGCTAATTCTTCTAAGTTTAATTATACTTGGATTAGATATGCCAAAGACGATAAAGGGAATGGTATGAGTTCTACGCCTACCAATGAAACCAAATATATTGCTATCATACCAAATAAACAATCAGGTATTCCTAGTGATGACCCTAAGGATTATGCAGGTCAATGGAAATTAATTGCTGGTATTGATGGTAAAGACGGTGTAGCTGGAGAAAAAGGTGCTGATGGACGTACTTCGTATACACATTTTGCTTATGCAAATAACGTGTCTGGGACGTTAGACTTTAGTGTTGATGACCCCACTGATAGAGCATATATGGGAACTCTTAGCGATTTTGTTAAGGAAGACTCAACAAATCCTGATGACTATATTTGGTCACTTATAAAGGGTGAACAAGGAGAACGGGGGATTCAAGGATTACAAGGTGAGGATGGTAAAGATGGTATCGCGGGTGAAAAAGGTGCGGACGGTAAAACATCTTATACACATATCGCCTACGCCAACGATGCCAACGGTGGTGGATTCTCACAAACACCTGATAATCATGCTTATATTGGTATGTATGTTGATTTTGAACAAAAAGATAGTACAGACCCAACCAAATAC